TTTAACTTCTAGTGTTCAGGATTATTCATTCCAAACTTTTATGACCCAAAGCAATATAACTGGTTCAATTGCTGATTTTGGTATTGAAATTAAAAGAGTATTTTATCAAGGAGCACCAGCTATTACAAGATATTATGATCCTTATTCAGGTACTGGTTTTGGTTACCAAAATATGTTTGATTCTTTTGGTTTTGGTGGTATGAGTCCTGCCATTAATTTCTTAATGATGCCTTTAAATTATGATATTCAAACTATACAAGCAATTGAATTGAATGATATGGTAAGAAGATCAAATTATTCTTTTGAAATTCATAATGATAAATTAAGAATATTCCCAATACCTAATTTCTCAGGTGCTGTTGGCGATGGTAATAGTTGTGAACATAGAATTTGGTTTGAATACATTATAAGATCTCAAAGAATCGAAAGTTCAGTTAATAATACTCCTAGTAGAGTAACTAATGTATCTAATACACCATATGATAATCCAAATTATGATTATATTAATTCAATTGGTAGACAATGGATTTTTGAATATACTTTATCATTAGCAAAAGAAATGTTAGGATATGTTAGAGGTAAATATTCTAGTATTCCAATCCCAAATGCTGAAGTTAATTTAAATCAAGGTGATTTAATATCAGCAGCAACTGCAGAAAAAACTGCATTAATAGAAAGATTAAGAAATTATTTAGATGAAACATCTAGACAGGCATTATTAAATCGTAGGGCATCAGAAGCTGAAGCTAAAATGACTGAATTGCAACAGGTACCTTACACAATTTATATAGGTTAATATGGCAATGTTTACTACACAGAGGGATATGTCTCTGGTAAGAAAACTTAACAGAGAATTAATGGGTAATATTATAACCCAACAATGTTCAGTTTATCAATTTAAATTAGAAGAAACAAAAGTTAATTTATATGGTGAAGCTGATGCGGAAAAATTCTATGATGGTCCCTTTATTTTTAATGTTCTTATAAATAGAACAAATGAAGAATATGCTGAAAATATTGAAGGTGTACAATTTGGGCAACCGATTGAATTTTATTTCTTTAGAGATGATTTAAAGGATGCTGATGTATTATTAAGAGTAGGTGATATTATTTTATATCAAGAAAGATATTATGGTGTACAATCAACGGTAGCCAACCAATATTGGGGAGGTAAAAATCCTGCTTACCCTAATAATGTAAACCCATTAAATCCAGGATTAGAAAACTATGGTAATAATGTTTCAGTATTAGTATCAACTTATTATATACCTGCTGATAAAGTAGCTATTTCACCATATCAAGAAAGATTTTAATGGCAAGACCTAGAAAACCCATACCAAAAACTCAAAGACAATTAAGTTTAGAACAGCAAGAAGCCTTTAAAGGAATAGAAAATAGAGGTGATTCTGGAAATCCAAATTTAGCTGATGGGAATTTTAATGCTAATGTTCAATCAACAGGCATTGAATTTAATAGATCTCAGGAAATGAGTTTTAAAGATGATGATACTAAACAATATTCCGTTGGTATCCAGGATATTGATGAAGCGGTATTTTATTATTTTAGAAATGTAATTAAACCCTTTGTAATACAAAATGGCGTTAGAAGGGAAGTGCCCATAATTTATGGTGCTCCTGAAAGATGGAAATCATTTCAAAGAGATGGATATTATAGAGATAAATCTAATGCCATAATGTTACCTATTATTGTAATAAAAAGGGATACTATTACTAAAGATAGATCAGTAGCAAATAAATTAGATGCTAATTCTCCTAATTTAAATGGTGTTTGGCAATCCAAATTTAGTGCAGATAATTTTTATGATAATTTCGCAACATTAAATAATAGAAAACCAGTAAAAACTTTTTATGCTGTTGCCCAACCTGATTATGTTACAATGCAATATGAATGTTTAATTCAGACTTATTATATGTCTCAATTAAACAAAATTATTGAAGCTTGTGAATATGCTTCTGATGCTTATTGGGGTAATCCAGAAAGATTTAAATTTAGAGCTTTTATTGATTCTTTTACAACGGCAACTGAATTAGTTCAAAACCAAGATCGTTTAGTTAAAGGAACTTTTGGTATAAGATTAAGGGGATATATTATACCCAATACAATACAAAAAGAATTAAAATCATTAAAAAAATATAATTCAAGGTCTAAAATTACAATAACAAATGAAGTTGTTCGTGATATGAGAGATTTAAATCCACTTAGGGATCCAACACTAGATGGTAGAAAAAGAAATTAATTTTTAGGGCATCCTAATATATTTATAATAAAATATAACATTATGTCTAAAAAGTTGTCTGAAAAAGAAGTTGCAAGTTTAAAAAGTTACCAATTGCGAAATACAGAAATTGCGTTAGCTCTGGGTAATATAGAAATTCGTAAATACGAATTAAAAAAAGAAAAAGAAAACATATTTGAAAAATATGAATCTTTACAAAAAGAACAAATTACCACAGCCGGAGAATTAGAAAAAAAATATGGCAATGGTAATATAAATTTAGAAACAGGAGAAATAAGTTCAATAGAATAAATTTTTGAAATAATTTCTCATATTTATAATAAAATAATATTTAAATTTTTAATATAAGGAAATGGCAGAAACATTAATATCTCCAGGTGTATTAGCAAGAGAAAATGATCAATCATTTATTCAGCAAAGCCCCGTCGAATTTGGTGCCGCTATTATAGGACCGGCTGCAAAAGGTCCAGTTAGAATTCCAACTTTAGTCACTTCATTTAGTGAATACCAAGCTATTTTTGGTCAAACTGTTGAAAGTCAATCAGTTGAGTATTCTTATTTAACTTCAACTGCAGCTAATAACTATTTTAGACAAGGAGGCACATCATTATTAGTAACAAGAGTTGTTCATGGTGACTTTAGTGCCCCATTTACATCGGGTAGTACACAAGGATCAAACAACACTGGTATTTTAAATACCGCAACCTCAGAATCATTCCAAATTCAGACAATTTCTGAAGGGGCTGTAATGAATAACTGGCAAAGTGCTGATTCAGCAAATGGTACTTTAGTTTCAGGTTCATCTGAAAACGTAAGATGGGAAATATCAGGAGTAAATACAGGTTCAGGTACTTTCTCTTTAATAGTAAGACAAGGTAACGATACTTTACAACAAAAATCAGTATTAGAAACTTTTAACGAATTATCTTTAGATCCATTTTCTGCCAATTATATTGAAAAGGTAATCGGAAATCAAGTATTTAATATAAGACAAGACGGTTCAGATTTTTATGTACAGGCTTCAGGTAGCTATGTAAATAAAAGTAAGTATATAACAGTTAAAAAAGTAATTAGCCCTACACCAAATTATTTAGATAATAATGGTAATATAAGTAGTGGTTCTTTATATAGTATAAGTGGTGGTAAATTAGGAAGTAATATTCCATTTGACGAATTTATTCCTGTAGCTTCTTCAGGTTCATTTATTAGTGGGTCAGGAGAAAACATCCAATCAGCTACTTCACCAGCTAAATTTAATCAAGATATTTCAAATACAAATATTCAAGGATTAACGGCAACTGATTATTCATCCTCAATATCTTTATTAAATAATAAAGATGATTACAACTTTAACATAATTGTAGCTCCAGGATTAATTGCAGATTCTACTTATGCTGCTCATATTACTCAAGTAAATTCTTTAGTATCATTAGCAGAAAATAGACAAGATTGTATTGCTGTAATTGATGTTTCAAAATATGGAAGTACAGTAAGTGCTACACTTAATAGTGTATCAGCATTTGATTCAAGTTATGCTGCAGCTTATTGGCCTTGGTTACAAGCTGTAGATCCTACAAGTGGACAAACAACTTGGTCGCCAGCTTCTGCGTTTATACCTGGTGTATATTCATTTACTGATGCTTCATCGGAACCATGGTTCGCACCAGCAGGTTTAATTAGAGGCGCATTAGGAAACGTAATTAGAGCAGAAAGAAAATTAACATCTGGAAACAGAGATTCATTATATAGTAATAATGTAAACCCAATAGCTACATTCCCAGGAAGAGGAGTTGTAGTATTTGGTCAGAAAACTTTACAAAATAGAGCAAGTGCTTTAGATAGAGTAAACGTGAGAAGATTATTAATTACTTTAAAAAGTTTTATTTCTCAAGTAGCAGATAATTTAGTATTTGAACAAAATACAATTGCAACAAGAAATAATTTCTTAAGCCAAGTAAATCCTTACTTAGAATCAGTACAACAAAGACAAGGATTATATGCTTTTAAAGTAGTAATGAATGAAACAAACAACACACCAGATGTTGTTGATAGAAATGAAATGGTAGGTCAAATTTATTTACAACCAACTAAAACAGCTGAATTTATAATTTTAGATTTCAATGTTTTACCTACGGGAGTTGAATTTCCATCATAAAAACTAAAAAATAGAATATTTATAATAAAGAATAAATAATTAAATAAAATGGCAGTATTAGACCCAAACGAAATATTTTACACAGCTTTTGAGCCAAAGCAACAAAATAGATTTATCTTATACGTTGATGGAATACCTTCTTACCAAGTTAAGGGAGTTGGAGCTGTATCATTAACTCAAGGAACAGTTCAACTTAACCATATTAACGTAGCAAGATACGTAAAAGGAAAAACTCTTTGGAATACAATTTCATTGACACTTTTCGATCCAATTACACCGTCAGGAGCTCAAGCGGTAATGGAATGGGTTAGATTGCATCACGAATCAGTAACTGGTAGAGATGGTTATAGTGATTTCTATAAAAAAGATCTTACTTTTAATGTATTAGGACCAGTAGGTGATATAGTTTCTGAATGGATTATTAAAGGAGCATTAATTACTGAAGCAGGATTCGGTGATTATAACTGGGATAATGAAAATGCCGCTCAGGAATTATCATTAACTGTACAACCAGATTATTGTATTTTAAATTTCTAAAATATTTTATTAAATAAATTAAAAATAGCTTGGCTTTGCCAAGCTTTTTTTTTATATTGATATGTATTAACAAACGTTATTAAATAAAGACTATGTCAGAATTTAAATTCCCCACAGAAACGGTAGACTTACCCTCTAAAGGTTTAGTTTATCCTAAAGATCATCCACTATCAAGCGGAAAAGTAGAAGTAAAATACATGACTGCTAAAGAAGAGGATATTTTAACTAACCAATCTTATATTAATAAAGGAACGGTATTAGATAAATTATTACAATCTGTAATTGTAGATAAAATTAATGTTGATGATTTAGTAGTAGGAGATAAAAATGCAGTTTTTGTAGCCACTAGAATACTTGGATATGGTAAAAATTATGAATTTACTGTAAATAACCAAAAACAAAGTGTTGATCTAACAGAGATTGATAATAAAGAATTTGATCCTAAAACTTTAATTGAAGAAAATAAGAATGAATTTGCTTTTACCTTACCTCATAGTGATATTGAAATTACTTATAAGATATTAAATGGTAAAGACGAGAAAAAAATAAATAGGGAAATTAGTGGATTAAAAAAGATTAATAAAGAAGCTTCACCTGAGCTATCTACCAGATTAAAATATCTGATTACATCAGTAGATGGTAAGGATGAATCAAAAGATATTAGAGAATTTGTGGATAATTATTTATTAGCTATAGATTCTAGAGCATTAAGGGATCATATTAAAGAAACTCAACCTGATGTTGATTTAGTAGCTCAATTGGATTCTGGAGAGGAGGTTAGAGTCCCTATTGGACTTAACTTTTTTTGGCCTGACGTCGGATAATGCTCCCGAAATAAGAAAAAACATTTTTACTCAAATACATAATATTATATTTCACGGAAAAGGTGGATATGATTATATTACAGTTTATAACTTACCTATTTGGCTTAGAAAGTTTACATTTAGTGAAATAAAAACTTTTTATGATGAAGAACAAAAAGAATATAATAAACAATCTTCTGGTAAAAATAAAGGTAATCAAACATTAGTAGATTCAGATGGTAAAATAAATACTCCTGAATTTACTAAGGCATCTCAGCAATATAAACAAGCAGAAAAAAACTTAAATAAGTTCAAAGGTAAAACAGGTTATAAGAAGTAATATTTATAACAAAACTACTTTATGGCCCTACAGGACGATTTAAAGAAGATTAATGCTGAAATAGAAAAGATTTCTAAAGATTTAGGTAAAAGGAAAAAAGTCTTTGAAATTAATAATCTAGAACAAGCACAAGTCTACTTAAAAGGATTAAATGCGGAATTAAAAGAAATGAATTCCGATTTATCATTTGTCGCCGCTTCATTAAGGGATAATGTTAACGAACTTTCCAAACAAAATACAGAGTTAAATAAAGCAAAATCTTCAATGAGGAAGATTTCTTCAATTTCTTCTCAATTGTTAGATATACGTAATGAAACAACTTTAGTTGATGAGTCACGTATAGATAAATTAGCTAAGCAAGCTAGAATAGAGTTTGATAGTCTAAAAATTGCTAGAGATATAGGTGGTTTTAAGGGGGAAGAATTAGCATCAATAAATGATTCTATAGATAGACAAGAGGTATTCATTGCAGGTTTAGAGAAAATTAGAGAGGAACAGAAAGAAATTCGTGAATCATTTGGTGTAGGTACTTTTGGGTTTTTAGGTGATTTATCTAAGTCAATCCCAGGTTTAGGTAAATTTACAAGTGCTTTTCAAGATGCCGAGGAGGCTGCGGTTGGTACTGTTAAAAGAAATAAAGAAAGCTTAAAAGTAAATTTAGAAACAGGTAAGGGTTTAACTAAAGCAAGAATTGAAGAACTTGGCTTAACTGAAAAATTAACTAGGGCAGACGGTAAAATAATGACCGGAAAGCAGGCGGCAGCTAAGATTAATAAGGATAGTCTTATGGCCTCAGTTAAGGGTCAAAGTGCAATGCTCTCAGGTACAAAAGCTTTAGCGGCGGGAATAAAGAAAGCTGTAGGACCTCTTGCTGTTTTTATGGCTTTTGCAGAAGCTATTTTAAAGGCTAATGAACAAATGGTTGAATTACGTAAATCAACCATGATGACCCAGCAGGAAGCTTTAGCTTTTAGAGGTGAATTACAAACTGCAGTAGCTAGTACCGAAACTTTTGACACCCTTCTTAAATCTAATGTTTATACAACATCAGCATTATTAGAAAACTTTAACAATCTTAATAAACAATTTGGTTTTATATTTAAAGCATCTACTGATACTTTACTAACAATGACCAAGTTAACTAAGGCAGTACACTTAAGTGAAGAAGCTGCCGGTGGTTTAGCAGCATTGTCTGTTTCTTCAGGTATTGAATTTGATAAAGGTTACAAAAATGCCTTAGGTACAAGTTTTGAATTACAAAGACAAGTAGGTGTTCAATTTGATTTAAGACAAATATTAGAAGAAACATCAAAAGTAACTGGAACTGTCAGGGCTAATTTAGGTGGTAATATTGAAGCAATTGCAGAAGCTGTAACTCAAGCAAAATTATTTGGTGCTAGTTTAGATGATGTTGCAAATGCTGGTAAAGCATTATTGGATTTTGAATCATCTATAAGAAATGAATTAGAAGCTGAATTACTAATTGGTAAAGATTTAAATTTAGAAAGAGCAAGGGCAGCAGCTTTAGCGGGGGATCAAGTTACCTTAGCTAAAGAATTACAAGAACAAGCAGGAGATTTTGAGGAATTTTCTAAAATGAATGTTATTCAACAAGAAGCATTAGCTGGTGCTTTAGGAATGCAATCAGATCAATTGGCTGATATTTTATTTCAACAAGATATCCAAGGAAAAACAGCTTCGGAATTAAGAGCAGCTGGTAAGGATGAATTAGCAAATAGATTAGAACAAAAAACTGCAGCAGACGCATTTAATGC